GATGTCGAATACGGTCCGTGCGCCCCATGGCTCGGTCCCGGTCGAACGAAGTGTCTGCTGGCCCCTGCGGCGGGTTTCGCGCATCAGGCGGGATAGTTCCTCGGCCATCGTCATTGTCTCGGCCTGCCAGCCTTCCGTGTCGCGCCATAGGTCGCGGAACAGCAGGTATCGGGTGCGCGCCGCGATCAGGTCGTAGGCTTCAGTCGTCCAGATATTGGAATCGCCATCAGTCGCCGGGATGCCCGTCGAGGCGAGACCGTAGACATAGATGGTGTATGCGGCATCGGGGATCGGCCAAAGCTGGATCGAGCCCTCATTCTCGGCCCAGCGGGAGGGAATTCCTGTCTCGGTGCGATATTCGATGGCTTCCAGACTGGTGTCGAGCAGCGCCTCACCCGAATAGACGACCGTGTCAGGATAACGGACTCCGGAAGGCATATCGATCGTTGCAGATGCGGGCGTGGTGGTTCGGTATCCACTCCCCCGGTTGAACCAGAACTGCCGATCCGAGTAGAAAGCGATGGCCTGCGTAATGGCCGTGGTCAGAGCCGTCTCGGATTCACCGCCGGATGCAATATCATCCTTCTTTGTTTCGAGCTGAATGCGGGTTTTCAGATCAAGCAGCGTCGCCATTGCACAGCTCCTGATCTGGAGTGCGGGACTTCAGCCAATTGCCGATATGTCCCTTGAATGATGGGCTGCCGCCGTGATGGGTCAGGGTCAGCTCGGGATCGAGCCAGACCTTGCCGCCAATCGCTCGCCACAGCGCACAGAATGCCGAATCCTCGCCATACAATCGCCCGTCCTTGAACGGCGCGTCGAAGTAAGCGTGTCCGTCGAACGCCATGTGCCGGTAGGACCGGCTGGGATAAGCGACCTTCAGGCGGGCAAAGACGGCGCGTGAGAGGCACAGGAAGCCGCCGGGGAGATATTCCACCTCAAGCAGACCGTCTTGCGCCCACAGCTCGCCATCGGGCTTCAGCCAGCCGACCGGATAGGCTTCCGCAGTCTCTTTGAGACGATAAGCGCCGCCGACGAAATCCTGATTGTGGGACGCAAGCTGGATGATCGCTCCAGGCTCCCAGGAAACGTCCGAATCCACAAAGATCATCTTGTCCGCGTCGGATTCGAGGAACATGCCCACAAGCTGGTTGCGGGCCATTGTGATAAGGCTGGTGTTCGGGAGGAACCCGACCAGTATTTCTATTCCGGCGATATGTCCGAGCGCGATTTCATTCAAAAGCGCCCGGACAGTATCGACCATGACCTTCCCGTCATACGCCGGGATGGCCACAAACAGCTTCACGTTAGGCGCCGGCAATCAGGCCGAGGGAAACGAGAGCGTTACGAAGGGCGTTGCCCTGCGCCGCCAGCGTGGCAATCGCGTTGATCAGCAACGTCGAATTGTACGTGCCGGTCAGGGGCTGGATGCCGTTGGTTGCGGCGGCGGTGCCGGTCGAACCATCGGTAACAGCGGCCTGGGTGGCGCCGGTCGGCTGAACGAGCGGCGTTGCACCATAGAAACCGATCTTCGCGGCGGCAGACTGACCATAGGTCACGCCCTCCGTGATGATCGGCGAAGCGGTATATTGTGCCATTGTATTTATTCCTTCTTGTCAGGGTTAGCCGGCGAGGTTGGCAAGACGGCAAGCAAGCTGCCCACGAAGCGTCTTGTAACCGTAGAGGATGTCCACGCGGCAAGGCAGGCGATCGTTGTTGATGTCGTAATCACGAACGATACGTAAGGAGATGCCGTCGTAGACCTCCCGAGCGCCCCAATCGACGCCCTTGGGCATCACCAGATCGGCGGTTGCGAAGGTGAACGCATCCTTGTGGTACACCATCGACTGACCGTAGTCGGTGGATGCAGTACCCGCGATGACCACCGCCTTCGACGCACCGGCCGAGTTGATGACGATGTTCTGCGTTGCGCCCGAAGTCACCGGGGTCGGAGACACGGCCCATGCGCCAGTTCCCGTCGCCGTGGTGGTGACAACGAACTGCTGCAACACACCGGTATCGACTTTCGTCTCCGGGTGAACGGCATTGACGCCCGCGACAGTGAACACTTCGCCGACGTTGATCGTGCCAGTGCCGCCAGTCGTGGTGATCGTCGCCGTGCCCGACGTGATGCCGGTCGAGGTGTTGACCACATAGCTGGCCGCATCGCCGCGCGTCTGGTTGGGGATGTGCGTCGATTCCGAGAAGTCGAAGCCAGCCGCATAACCCATGTGGCCTTCTTTGTACTGCTTGGAAAGCTGTCCGCTGTCCTGGAACAGACCCTTCAACGTATCGACAAGGCCAGCACTGTCGTTGGACGACAGCAGGGCGGTGCGATCGCTCGGGGGAGCCAGGGAGTCGTTCAGCTTGCGACGGCCACCCAGCACGTTGGCGAAGGTGATCGCGGACGCGGTGTTGTTAGCCTGCTGCCAGACGGTCTTGCGCATCGTCTGGAGCGCATCGGCTTCCACCGAGGCGGCAAGAACGGCCATCGCGGGCTCGATGATGCGCTTCGAGAAGTCGTCCATCGACAGAGTCAGTTCGGCACTGGTGAACTGCATGCCGACATGCTTCTGGGTGGCGACCTGGAGCGAAACCGAGGACTCGGTCGTGTCCTGAAGCGCCAAAGCGGCGCCAGTCGTGACCGTGTACTGGTTCGGCAGGCGGATCTTGAGCGTATCGCCGATCTTTGCGCCTTCCTTGGCGAAAGAGTCGTCATATTGCCGGTTGATCGAGCTGACAAAGGTCAGTTTCTGGTGGAGAATGCGCAACGCTTCGCGCGTCACCGCCGTTGGGGTGAGAATGCTATTTGCCATGATGAAAAATCACTTTCGTGAAAATGACGTCTCGCGACGTGGGGTTGAGGTTAGGCCCGTTTCTGGACCTGCTTTTCGCGCCATTTCATCCACGCATCGGTGTTCTTCGGCTCGCTTGCCGGTGCGGAACTTCCGCTTGCCGCCTTTGCTGCCGGTACAACTTTCGCTGCTTGCTGGATGGTCTGGGCTTTCTTCTGCCCGGTCTGGCTCGCCTTGCCGCGTACCGCTGCGTCCAGAACGATAATCACGCGAGGATCGTCGATCCCCTCCAGATCGCTGGAGGTGAGGCCGAATATCTTTTGTGCATCGCTGAACAGCTTGGCGGAATAGGTAGGCGACCACTCCGGTATGTGCGACACGATGGTGGAGCGGCCTTCTTCCAGTCGCTTGGCAGTTTCCTGCTGCTCCTTGGATGTGCGCTCGGTCCGTAGTGCCGACAGATAATTGGTGGTTTCGGTCTTCGCGTCCTTGAGAAGCTGGTATTGCTGGAACGCCTTCTGAGCCTCGAAAGGATCGTTGTCGTTCCATGCTCTCCAATCGACCTTGGCATATTGCGCGATCTGCTGATCGAGCATGGCAAGGTTTCCACGGGCGTTTATTTCATGCTCGTCGGCCTGGGTGATAGCTTGGCGCTCGGTCTCGAAAGCTTTGCGCTGCTCTGCCAGTTCCTGTGTCTTGCGCGTATAATCCGCGTTCAACATCAGACCCTTGCGCACCTTCTCAGCCAGGCTCTTGGGGAGCTTGAGCTTCGATTCGTCGTCTAGGTCTATTTCCTCTTCGTCCTCGGCTTGATCCTCAATGGGATTGCCGTCATCGTCGAACTGAGGTTCAGTTTCTTGAACTTCTGCCTCGACTTCCGCGTCCACCGTTTCGGTTTCGGCCGGATTGGTCGTTTCTTCGTCCATATTTCCTTCGTGGGATGCGCCCGTCTCGCGAGGGGCTGGTAATGCCGCTGTCACCATGACTTGGCGGCAATTCTATTGAGCAGTGGGCCTCGGAGCCTCGGTGGGCTTCATCAAAGTAGCCGCCGCCTGCATGCGCTCTGTCTCGGCTCGGAACCGATCAAGCTCTATTTCCTGATCCCTCTGATCAAGCTCGCGTGCCTTGAGCTGATGGTCGCCCATCTTCGATACGGTCTGGGCTTTGAGCTGCTGGTTTTCCTGCTGGAGTTGCTGCATCTGCTGACCGCCCTGCTGGATCATCTGCTGCATTTGCTCCATCTGCTGCTGCATCTCAGGCGGAATCTGCGGCTGTTGCTGTTTCGCAGGATTGAGGGTGTCCATTTCGCGCCCAAGCTCTTCGGCGTCGGGAAGATCGAGCATGCGGGCTAGGCGTCCAACCAGAAATACCGCGCTATCTGGAACAGAACGCATCACCTCGGTAAGGATTTCAGTTACCTCCTCGCGCCGTGAGGTGTAGCTTGGACCGACCGCGACCGTGAGGTCATATTTACCGGCAGTGATATCGTAGATCGCCATCATCGAGCCATCAGGGGCTTGCTGCTCCTGGAACGGCTGACCAGTCGGTGCTATCTGGACGTTCTGCGGACCCTTTTTCAAATCCTCGCCAAGGACGCGGATCATTCGCTCGGTGGTGTAGACCTTCGGGATAAGGTCCAGTAAAATTCTTCCCCCGTGACGAATTGCACGGGAGAGATTATCGATGAAGTGAAAGGTCGAGACGTCTCCCTCTCGTTGGCGGGCCATAATAGCTCGTCCAGAGGTTTCGTTTGATCTGGCTCCCAGGCTGGCATCGTAAATCCCTATGATAGCCTTCATGTCGTCGGCAGCGTTCAAGGCTTCTTGCAAAGCTCCGGCGGGTACACCTGCGAATGGCTGGCGCTGCGGTATCTCGGTTCCATCGGGAACCATCAGATACGGATGGGCCGCGCTGTTCGCAGTGCTCCAGTTCGGGTCCAGCTCGAACGCCTTCTCATGCCCGATAAAGGGGGCCTTGGGAGCAAGCGCGACCATTTCCGTGGTCGTGGTGCGCCAGTAGTTGAGCATCTGCTGTGCGGACTTGGCATCGCGGATCAGCGATCGGAAATGGCGCCTGCCATCCTCGTCGATCACCTCGTCGCCGTAGACCGGGACGATGGGGATGTATTTCCCCGCCCACTCTACCTCTTTCAGGATCTCCGCGCCGGACATGATCCGCTGCGTCACCTTGTAGCTTTCGGTCTCCTTCGATCCGATCACCTGAATGCCGGCAGCTTCAGCTTCGTCCTTGTGCTCCTCATATTCCTCGGCCTTGAGGATCGAGCCGTCCGACAGCGCGACAATCGTTCCCTTGACCTTC